GTGAAAATAGGAAGTGATAGTGCATCACAACCACAAGTATTAGGAAGAACATTAAATACATTGTTAAACCAATTATCATCAGCATTAATTACCTTTGGAACAGGATTAACATCAACGAATGTATCGAACAAAGGAGCTGGATTAGTTGGACAAGTATCTTCGATTCAAGCACAATTGGATAGATTTTTAAGTAGTAAACATAGAATTGATAAATAAACACAGGAGTTAGAAATGACTAAAAAAGCACTTGTAAAAATAATACAAGAAGTTGTAAGGCGAGAAGTACAAAAAGAGGTAAAGAAACTATTTATTAATGAGAATAAATCGTCTCTAAAATCTCTTGCACCTAAACAAGTTGTAAAATCAGTACAGAGAAAAGAATCTGTACAATACACAGAAAATAAAGCATTAAATGATGTACTAAATGAAACAGTTGCTTTAAGTAAAGGTGATGAAATGGATGAGTATCCAACAATGGGTGGTGGAGCATTTGATTCATCAAGAGCTACCGAACTATTGGGATATGGAGATAGTATTGGAGCAGGTAGTGATAAAGAAACACAACGAAACATGATAGCTGCACAAACATTAAGAGAAAAGAATTTAAGTGCAAATGATGTACCTGAAAGTGTACTAAATGCTTTAACAAGAGATTATTCAGATTTAATGAAACACGATAAGTTTAAGAGTAAAAAATAATGGCAACAAAAAATGTAGTAAGAGTAATTAATGAAGACCCAGATTCATATTTTGGTTTAACATTTCCTTTAAAGGAAGGAGTTGATAATAACTTTATTAGGTCAAGTACTTTAAGAGAACAGGCTTCATCTAATATAAAAAACTTACTACTAACTATAAAAGGTGAACGAGTAGGACAACCTAATTTCGGTAGTAGATTATCAGAAATATTATTTGAACCAATTAATGAAGAGATTGGTGATAGAATACAATCTGCTATAGAAGAGGCTTTAGAAGAATGGTTACCTTACGTAGTAGCTGAAAATGTTACTACTTTTGTTGATGAAAAAAATCCAAACTTAATTACTGTTTCTTTAGAATTTAGAGTTACTATTGATGACCCGGATGCAATAGAAACTATTACATTTAATTTTAATACTGGAGCTTAAGATGCCAACACAGAATCCTGATTATAACACAAGTAAGAAAACGATAAAAAAAGATATATCATATCTTGGTAGAGAGTTTAGTTCTATCAGAAATAACTTGATTGACTTTGCTAAATCTTACTTCCCAAAAACATACAATGATTTTAATGAATCAGACCCTGGTATGATGTTTATTGAAATGGCTGCTTATGTTGGTGATATGTTAAACTTCTATGTTGATAATCAATATCGTGAAACTCTATTACATGCAGCAGAAGAAAAGAAAAACATTTTTAAGATTGCACAATCATTTGGATACAAACCAAAACTATCAACACCAGCTACAGCAATTGGTAGATTTACCGTTCAAGTTCCATCAGTTCAAGTTGGTGATTCATATCAACCTGATTTAACTTATGCACCTATATTAGATGCAGATAGTGGATTCTCTTCAAGAAACGGAACAACATTCAGATTAATGGATGATGTTAATTTTAAATCATCAAGTTCATTAGATGAGATGGTGATTGAAGTTGCACAAACAAGTGGTACAACACCAACATATTTTTCTTTAACTAAAAGTGGTATATTAAAATCAGGTGAAGTAACAACACAAGAATTTAGTTTTGGTGGAGCAACAAAATTTGATAAAATTATTTTAAATAATTCTAATATAATTGATGTTTTAAGTTGTACAGATAGTGATGGAGATACTTGGTATGAAGTTCCATTTCTTGCACAAGATACGGTATTTAAATCAATAGAAAATTCAGAAAAGAATAGTCCTGATTTATCAACATATAAAAAAGAATCACCATTTCTTTTACAATTAATTAAAACACCAAAACGATTTGTAAAATATATTCGTAGTGATGGTAAAGTAGAACTAAGATTTGGTGCAGGTATTAGTGATAATGCGGATGAAGAAATAATTCCAAATCCAGATAATGTGGGTAGTTCACTTGGTACAGGTTTATCTAAACTTGATGAATCATTTGACCCAAGTAATTTCTTGAAAACAAGAACTTATGGATTAGCACCAAAAAACACAACATTAACAATTAAGTATTCTCATGGTGGAAGTATTCAAGATAATGCAGCAAGTAACACAATCACGAGAACTGATTCACCAACATTTACAATTGATGAAGATAATTTAAATTCTACTGAAGTGAACACGATGAAACAAAGTTTATCAATAACAAATCCTGTTCCAGCAACAGGTGGTTCTAACGGAGAAACTATAGAAGAAACTCGACAAAATGCATTAGCTTATTTTGCATCACAAAACAGAGCAGTTACAAAAGAAGATTACGCAGTTAGAACTTATTCATTACCACAAAAATATGGTAACATTGCAAAAACTTATATTGTACAAGATGAACAATTAGAACAACATACAAAACTTATTATGAAAGAGGGTGAGATTGTTCAGAATGTTGGAACTCAACCAATAGCAAATCCATTGGCACTAAATATGTATGTTTTAGGATTTGATTCTAAAAAGAAATTAACTACTTTAAATAGAGCAGTAAAACAAAATTTAAAAACTTATTTATCTCAATATAGATTAATGACAGATGCAATTAATATTAAGGATGCATATATTGTAAATATTAGTGTAAGATTTAGTATCATTACACAAAGAGGATACAATAAAAACGAAGTATTATTAAAATGTATTGATGAAGTTAAAAAACATTTTAATATTGATAGATATCAAATTGGACAACCAATTATATTGAGTGATATTGCATACAAGATTTCATTAGTGGATGGTGTGGCAAGTGTTGTTCCACCAGCAGAAGATAATCCACAAAAACAAATGGTTGTGATAGAAAACAATTATCAAACAGAAAGTGGATATAGTGGTCATGTTTATGATATACCATCAGCAACAAAAGATGGTGTAGTTTATCCATCATTAGACCCTTGTTGTTTTGAAATTAAATATCCAAATTCTGATATAACAGGTAGAGTAGTAGGAGACATTTAATGTATTATTTTGAATACCCGATAACCGATACAACCATTTATGAGGGAAATGTAACTTCATCTTATAACACTGGTATCGACCAAATATTAGAAATTAGAAAAAATGTAAACTCAACAGGTGCGACAGTAGATGTTTCTCGTATCTTAATAAAGTTTGATTATGGTTATATTTCATCATCAATACAAAGTGGAATTATCCCAAGTGATGCAAAATATTATTTAAATTTATATGATGCAAGTTCTGAGGAATTAGCAGTAGAACAAAGTATTTTTGCATATATCATTAGTGGTAGTTGGAATGGTGGAACAGGATATATGGATAGAGACCCTGTCTTAAGTGATGGAGCAAGTTGGAAGTATCGTGATAATGATACACAAAAAACTACATGGATGGGTGGAGATAATTTAACTCAAGGTGGTAGTTGGTTTACAAGTTCTGTATCTCAATACAATGTTAGTGCTTCATATGATTTAGTTTATGAAACAAAAGATTTAAGAATGGATGTTACTGATTTGGTGAAGAATCATATTTACTCATCATCAGTTTATCCAAATTATGGTTTTATAGTTAAGAGACAAAACTTACATACATCACAAAGTAGATTTAGTATCTTTGACCCAACAACCGCTACTGGTTCTGCAGAACATGATACATCTCAATTGGGACAATTAAAGTTTTTCTCAAGAGAAACCAATACAGTCTTTCCACCGAAATTAGAAATAGAGTGGGATGATTCAAGTTGGAGTACAGGTAGTTTATCTGAATTGAGTTCAACTAATTTAGAAAACTTAACAATTTATTTTAAAGGATTAAGAGAAGAATACAAACAAAATTCAAAAGTAAAATTTAGATTCGTTGGTAGAGAATTGTATCCAACAAGAGGTTTTGATACAACACCAGCTGCACTTACCGTTAAAACTTTACCAAGTGGTAGTAGAGGTTTAACACAAGGAACTTATTACTCAGTTGTGGATAGTTTAACTGAAGATGTAATCGTACCATTTGGTACAGGTTCAATTGTGAGTTGTGATTCTACAGGTAATTACTTTAATCTATGGATGAATGGATTTATGCCAGAACGATATTACAAATTTCAAATTAAAGTAGTGAGTGGTAGTGGAGCAGATGAAACTTCACAAGTGTATGATGATGATTTTGAATTTAAAGTGGTGAGATAAAATGCCCTATACAATAACACAAGCTAGAAAATCTGATTATTATACAAATATACAAGATTCAGATGAACAAAAGTTTCTTAAAGAAATTGAAACTAATAAACAAGAGTATGCAATTTCTGGTTCTGCTATTGATGCAGTTCAACAAGTTAGAGATGAAGATGGATTTTTATTATCATATGAAGACCCAAAGAATCCTGGAGTTTCTATAGAGGAACCATATCAATATGTAAGATTACAAGTTACTCAAAGGTCTGCTGATAGATATAGGTTCCAAGAATTTTTTGGTAATGATGGTAGTGAGAAATCAGTATTTAAACAATTGATTAATGAAACAGATGATGAAACAGGAATTAATCCTGCAACTTCAAACAAAGTTATTCAAGATATTATAGATACAACAGACGAAATAGAAGAAGAAATAGTTATAGAAGCATTACCATCAGCAGAAGATTTTGAAATTGATTTATCTGATTTTGAAATAGATTTACCTCCAGTTCTTCCAGAATTAGAACTTGCACCACAAATAGATTTATCTCAATTATCAAGGTTTGGTGGTATGTTTGGTGGTATTGGAAACAATTTAGCAGATAGATTAAAAAACTTAATGGGCGGATATAGAGATTAATAATGATTAATTACGGATTAACACCTAAAGATAGAGAACAATTAGAATCCAAAAAGAATTTATATTCTGGTTTTGGAAGAGATGGTCGTGATTATATTCATTTGTATGTTTATAATAAACAAGGTACTCTTGTAGAAGATGAAATATTTTCAACAAATGTAGTTGATTTTACTGATGAAAAAACAATTAATTTAGATATTGGAACTCACTTAAGAGAACTTGGATATTCACAAGGAGAGTTTTCAGTTCAATATTTATTCCTTAGAAAAATAGCAGGTAAAGATGATACGGTTTTTATAAATGATTATGGTGATATTCATAGAGGTAAAATACAAACTAAAGTAGTAAATGGAGTAACAAAATATTTCTCTACTAAAAAATTTGGTAATAGAAATTCACAAGCAGAATTAACTGAAATATTTCCAAAGGAAATGAAATATGTTTTCAAAAAAATATCTCAAGATAGAACCGAAGTAGAAATTAATTATCAAGATATTAAGAATGGAATCTATAGAAAAAATTTAAAAGAAATAAATAGAATTATAAATTATACACCTACTAAACTTCCTGATAATGATGCGGGAACAATTAGATTTGATTTAACAGACCCTTATGTATTAGTTGGAAACTTTGATGAAAAAGATAGAGGATTTACTGATGCGATGGTTGGGGGTGAAATATCAATTCAAGGTATTTATGAAATCAATGGTCGTATTATTCAAGAGGAAGAAATTATATATCCTGACCCACCACCGCCAGACCCAATTGATATATTGGATGTGGATTATGTAAAAAAACAAGTTAAAGATAAAGTACCAACACCTTTTGTAGATATTGTTGAGGATTTCAGAGAAGAGTTACCAGAAGAAGATATAGTTTATGGTTGGGATGAATCAAGTAGCATATGTTTTGTAGGTGATACAAAAATAAAATTAAGTAACAATCGTACCATACCAATCAAGATGATGAAACCAGGTATGAAAGTTAAAACTCAACAAGGGTATGCAAAAGTATTAAAGGTAACAAAAGAAAACTTACCTTATGGAGATAGGTTTGTAAAATTTGGTAAACTCATTACAACAAATAGTCATCCAATCTTTTATAAAGGTGGTTGGTATCTTGCAAGTGAACTTGGTAAAGAATTTCATGGAGAACCTACTGATGTTTGGAATTTACAATTAGATAAACATCACACTATATATGCAGATAATGTGGTAAGTGCTACATTAAACAAATGGAAATCTGATAATAATAAATCTTGGAAAGAAAGATTTTTTGAATCAAGAAATAGATTTAAAATGTTAAGACCTGCAGGACCAATACCTGGTGGTGGTAATTATAGTAGTATGGATGGGGAAGTTGGATTTACCGATGAAGGTGGTCTTACTTATGACGCTATACCTGAGGTAGGTGGATATTCCACTCCAAAGAGTACACCTTTTGTTAGTGATAATGAAGTTGTTATGGATAGAGTTGTTCCAACATTAACAACAAAAGAAATTGTAAAACAAATAAAGGTTTCTCGAAACACACCTCTACCAATTGTAATACCAGAGATTCGTGAAGTAGTATCTGTTGATTATAAAGCAAAAATTATTGAGGTGTTAGACCATAATAGAGTTCGTGTTAATAAATCTTGGGAAGATATGTCATTAGAGAATAAAAATATTGGTGAAGATACATCAAAAGATATTTACCAAGATTTTATGGTTCAGTATATTAAACACCAAGTTGAAAGATTAAATACATATTTAGTTGCAGAAGGAACTTATAATTTAATTACAAATATGATTCCTAATCCAGATAATCCTGAATCAAGATTTGTAAAATTATATCAACCATTACCACCACAAATTGAAACTATGGATTTATGTTATTTTGTGGAAGAAAAAATGGAACCATATTATGATTCAATTAAATTATTTGAATTTGTAGATAGTGAAGAAGAACTTTTATTTTTAAGATTACCAGATTTTAATTCAGTAAATAATCCTGTTAATTTTAGAGGAACTAATTTTAGTTCATTTAACGATTTGATAGGAACGGATACTGGTGTAAAAGAAGATGTTCAAAATTTAATTTTATCATCAAGTTTATTAGATGTGCAAGTAAATGTAGATTATTCAAAACGAACAGATTCCATAGACCCATTAGTTACTGATTATGGATTTGGAAACTTTGTTCAGTTTGGAAGTGCAGAAAAAAGAATTAAAAACTTTAAAAAGAAAATAGATTTAATACAAACCTATACTTCACAGAGTTTATCTTTAAATGATGTTACAGGTTCAAGTGGAACTATAAATGAATATGATAATAAAAAACGAAGAGTTATAAATTCATTTGACCCTTATGAAAATTATTTATACACACAAAGTGGTTCTTATGTATCGAGTTCAGTAGGTGAGTTCTATAGTGCAACTTGGCCAAAAGATAATTCATCATCACCATACATATTAACACACACAAGTGCTTCCGCTGCTACAGATTGGTATAGTACTTGGACTGGATATGCTAAAGCGTATGATGATTTAAATCGTGAACGATTAGTAAATAACTTACCACTTCATGTTACTGCAGATACAGAAAACAATTATTTCTTGAACTTTATGGATATGATTGGACAACAATTTGATGAGATAT